TCGGACAATTTCGTCAAGAGCAAGAAATATAATTTCAATTTCAATTTCTCCTTTTCTAATGTAGTGGGTGTAAGGAACTGACCAGGCAAAATCTCCCCATTGATCTTCAGGAAACCAATCCAACCAAGTTTTGATTGTTGTGGTTCTAAGTTGGGGATTTGTATTTCTTATTACTGCCCATCGAGTCTTCCTAATTCCCTCTTTATTTTTTTCTTGCAACAGGGATCTTCTAAAAATCTCTATGCAGCAACTCACAGATTTACCAGAACCTACTGGGCCTCTTAATCCTCTAAAGAAGTCATTAGACTTCATAAAGGTTTTTAATGTTTGTCCTTCTGGTTTGTAATTAAAATTAATCGACATTAGTTCCTACATTGGCTTTTAACATATTATAGATGGTTTCTTCGCCAAATGCTTCAACTAATTTGTCTGCTTCATAATCCGTAATCATATGTGTGGGATAATTTTTAAGATGAACTCTTTTCACAATAGTTCTTAATCGTCTTCGATCTTTAAGACTTAAGCTCTTGAGAAATGACATAACCTATTAATTCCTTAAATTTTCTCCACCTCATTTGAACACGAGGTTCTTGATAGTCTGACACAAGAACTAAAAGATCTGCACCTCCTTGCCATTTTTCCATAGTGACAAATCCTTTAGATCCCTTTCTAGCTTTACATTCTATTGATAATCCACCCATAATATCTGCATAGACATCGTGTGGAAAATCAAGGATGGCTCCAGAACCTGGCTGCCTTCTAGTTTTAATACCTAAATCTAGAAAAAGCTTTTTGATTTTATTCTCTACCCTAGTACCTTTTCGTTTTGCTGGGTTTGCCATAGTTGTTCTTCTTGTTCTTCTTGCTTTTCTTTGGCTTTTTCTTTTTCATATTCCTCCTTGTTAGTTAGTTCATACGTTGATCGGCATCCATCAGGTGTTGCAGCAGATGCCTTCTGCATAGCTATAACATCATTTGCCGCTTCAAACAATATTTCTTTCTTGAAGTTAGAATTGTGACATTCCCATATTTTAACTAAATACATCATAATCTCCTTATTGAATTGGAAAGGATGAACTTATCTAATTAAAAATAATTTTAAACGCACAAGCCTTATCTCCCCTGACGCTTGTATTTCTTATAACTTCTTTTTTCTGATTTATTGAGTCTTTTTTTATGCCGACCAATTTTAGGTTTGGTCTTCTTAACAAAAGTATTTATACCGAACTTGTTTTTCTTTTTTGCCATTGCATAGATACATCTATTAGCAAAAAATATTCACAACGCACAGTGTACTTTAGAAAGGTTCTAATGTGTGTTCAACTGGTATCGTTCTCAACTTCGTTGAGATTTTCGCCTCCCCCTCCCGAAAGTCGGGGTCGGCAAAAGACGCATCGTACCGATGCGACTCTCTCTTGTGAAAGAACTAGTGTTCTCTCACTCTCTCTCCTAATCGCACGATTAAGTTAAGTCTATATTAATCTTGATATCACCTTCGAAAGAATGTCTTACCTTATCGGGCACCCTTAACCCTACTCTATCGAGTATATCTCTACTAGCTTCAAGCTGGACATACTCACTTCTAGCTCCAGAAGACAGTTCGATAAGTCGTTTACTCGCACTTACTGCACCAAGTCCTAGAGTATCTGCTATCCTCATAGACATATACTTCTGTACCTTTGGTAAACGTAGTGTGCGAGAAGCACTTACTCTACCTGCTTCTTCGCTTCCTTTAGCTGAATATCCTGCTTTAATTGAAGCTTCTTTAATACTACATCCTGTTGCTACGATAGTATCAACTAATGACTTCTGTTTATCTGTTAACTCGTTCATTTTAATTCTATTCTGCTTCTTTACGTAAGTGGAATATTAAAATCTCCTTGTCAAGCATTATTATTACACTTTAGTGTAAAATACTATGCACAATACTACATCTAGTCGAAAACCCCATCGGTTTTCGAACTTTCCCGCTAGATGCTAAAGCATCTACGAGAACCCCCAATGGTTCTCGCACTCTCCTTAGATAAGGAATTTCCTCTACAAATTATACTCTAAATAAAGAACAACGAATAATTTCTATTCGGAAATAGCTACACACGGATTTCCTAGCATAACAAGGACTCCCCTCTCGCTGTCGCTAACATTAAATTGGCTATGAGCTAAATGCAACATAGTGTCAGCAACCACGCTAACACTCTGTCGCATTTTCAGCGATGATCCCCTCGTTAATTGCACGGAAATCGTGCGTTAAGCACATCAATTAAACATTAACAGAAAGGATATATTATGATGTTTGATGAGTTAAATAACTTCATTAATACTATGTTAAGTGACTCTGATAAAGGCAGAGTTAAAGAACTTCATAGTGTAAGAAATGAAGATAATAAGGATATTATAGATAGTGAGTTATTTATAATATATAATAAAGCTAATATGAAAGGAGTTGTATATGACAACAATTAGTGAAGTAAAAGAGTTTGATTTCTCTAATGATAGAATTGAAGAAATGAGAAGTTTCTTTGAGTCTAGAAAAGAAGAAATCAAGAAAGGATTAGTTGATTATTTTAATCAAGTAATTGCACCTGATGCTGAAGACAAAAATTGGTCTTGGATTGCGTCAGCTAATGCAAGTACATTAATCCAAACTTGGAGATATCATTTAGATAGATGTCAACAAACTCTAGACAAAACACTAGATAAAATGAAAGATTTATCTAGAGAAGATAATGGAACAGAAATAGTTCTTGTGCAAATGGAAAAGATTATATTTGCCAAAAATGCACAAGTATTAAATGTAGAAAGAGCAAAATTTGCTTTAGATACATTAATGGAACATTATCCAAAAGTCTTTGGTAAAGAGTATTCAATAACACCAAAAGGCAAAGTTAAATCTGATGTTAAGAAAGATCCTAAAGCTCAAAAATGGATGAAACAAGAAATAAGTAAACAATTAACATTAGATATATAATATATCAAAATTAAGCCCTGTACTTCTTCGGAAGTATGGGGCTTTTTTTATCGTGGTAGAAAAAAAACGTGAAAGAACGAGAGTTCTCTCACACTCTCTCCCCGTAAGATGTAAGTTGATACCGAATGAATAATAAAGGAGTTAAAATGAGAATCGGAAGAATAATACAAATAACTTTACTATTACTGATATTAATATTATTTATATATATAGCAATAGTAGATGAAACACATATAGTTACGATGTTTTATGCATCGGTATGTATGATTGTTGCAATAGGTCTATGGTTAATGAGAAGTACAGAAGAATTTATTGATCATATGAATGAACAAATAAGAGAAGAAAGGAGTAAATATGACAGAAGCTAAAGCTAAAGTAAAAGCTGAACCTGTAATCAATTGGAAAAGTTTCCAAAAGAATACATTAGATATGTTACCAGTTAAAGCTCTTAAAGGTAGAGCTTTATGGATGGGAATATTTGTATATATATATCTAGGTCTAGGTGGTGGTTTTATAACAAGTTGTTTATTCTTGAATATAAATCCAACACTGATTTTATCTATCATTGGAGCACCAATATGGATTGGATTAGTTTTCTTAACAAAGAAAATAACAGATATAGTTTACGAATATACACCTGAAGATACAGAAATAAAATCTAATGACACAAATACAAATTCTAAATCTAATTCCAAAAATTAATTGGATTTGGTGGTTTGATATTAAAATGGTGCTATCACTTTTAGGGGTAGCATTATTGTATATAGTAATAATAGATCAATTAAAGGAATAAAAAATGATGTGGCTAATAATGTTCTGCATAATAGCAGGATATATAATCTATAGAATAGATAAATTTATGGAAGGAAAAACATTATCAATAATTAAACTAGAAGAAGGAGATAAAGATGATATTTAAAGCAATCATAGTAGTATATACATTACTATTTATGGCTATGGTTTGGCATCACTTTGTATAAACATATGCATAAAATTATAAATCTATTAAAGTTGATACCGAATAAATTTCATATGTTAATATGGAATAATGAAAGAATATTTTATTCGGTATTGATTATTATTATATTAGTTTATCTATCAGCTTGTAATAAGCAGGTAGATCCAACAACTACTATAGTAAATCAAATGATAAAAGAGAAAGTAAAAGAGAAAGTAAAAGATAATGACTAATTGGCAAGACAAAAGAATCTATGCAATGAATAGAATCATACAAAGAAAAGGAAGACATTTGTATGAGAGATACATTGATGAAGATTGGCGAGTCAAAAATAGTAAAGCTAAAAACAAAAAAGAATATAAAGAACTATATATGAAAGAACAAATAGAAAGACTTCAAGTAGAATATGGTGAAGGTAAATTAACAACTAAAGAATTTACTGAATCATTATATAAATTAGGTATTAAAACAGTAGAAGATATCAATAGATATTATGATACTGCTGCTGAATTAAGACTTGAAGATAAGCTAAACACAATGAAAAGAAAGGAAAGACAATGAAACCAATAAGAAAAGACGAGATTGAATACTTATCTAATTATATTGATAAGAAATTCAAATCACGAAGATCAGCTTTAGAATCTGAAAGAGAATTTGAAGTTGATAGAACAACAGAAAAAAATTTACCTGCATTTAAATCTAAATTAAATGTAGAAAAATTACTTAAAAATGTTGTTCAATTAGAAAAAGAGTACACTGATTACAGAGATAACTACGATAGAAAGTTAACTGAAATCAGAAATAAAGCTCTTGTAGCTGCTGAAAAACTAGAAAAGAAACTTAACAATTGGAAGTCAATACGTAATTGGAAAGAACAAGCTGACATTGTTAATGATAAATTTGATAACAAAGTTTCACCTGTTAAATTAGTTGATATTAATTGTTACATTGAAGAAAGATGTAAAGATGAAACGAGAAAAGCATATGATGCTTCTAAAAAAGGAGCTGCAATAAGATTGCTAGATGCTCAAAGAGAAGAATCAGAAAATGCTTTATATTCTGGTGGATCAATTCAAGCAGTAAGACAATATATATCTGGTATATTTCAAAGAGCAGGTATTCAAGATAGTGTTGCTAAAAACTTATTAATGTTATCGGAGAAATAATATGGGATATAATCTATATATTATAGATCCTGATGGCTCTATTAATACAATACAATGGACAAAAAAAGATAAACCGACATTTGAAGACATGTACCCATTAATAGGATGTGATACAATTCAAATATCAACAGTATATTTACCAGAATTTTCTAATAGAAAAGATGGTTATGTACAAATTCATATAGATGAAGAAGGTCTTTTTAAAGATCCTGTACCTCAAGTTAATAGAAGAATTACTTCTGCCTGGTACAAATGGCAAGAAAAGACTGGCCATATGTGTATTCCAGGAGATCAAATTCGTGGTAAAGTAGCCATTATACAAAAAACTGATGCTGCCGAAAGGAAAGCAGC